AATGTCACAGGTGGCGCCGCAGTTACAGCAACAGCCGCTCTTGTCGCACAGGCAGCCGCATTACTTAGAGGAAGAAAAGTTCCTGTAAGTGATACTGCAATTGTGTTACATCCATACATTGCATATGATCTTAAATCATCAATCACAAATGCTTGGCAGAACCCACTAGGTGACTATGCTAACGAAGCAATGCGTGAAGGATACTTAGGTATGCTTTTTGGTATTCCAGTGTTTGAAAATGCAAACATCGTTGACACCGCAGGTGATTCATCAGGCGCTATCTTCCACAGAGAAGCACTTGGTTTAGCTATGATGGGTGAAATGAGCATTGAAACTCAGCGTGATGCAAGTCGTATCGGTACAGACATTGTTGCTTCAATGCAGTACGGCGTTGGCGAGATCTATGATGCATATGGTCAGACATTAACTTTTGACAGTTCAATTGTATCTTAATCGGTAAAGGAATCGAGTTATGGCTTTCATAATTTCAAATGGGGTAATACTCAGCTTCGCAGAATACGGAGATGTTGTTGATCGTGATCAGCGACTTTTTGAATCGAATGAGGGTCTAACTATTGATGTGGTTGAGGATCTATTGATCCGCAGTACAGAACGAATTCTAGAACAATTCAGAGCTACCAGCTGGTGGGAAAGCTATTATATTAGCCAAAGCACATCAGTAACAATCCGCACTAGAGCAGACATTCCTGCTCTAGATGCTACATTGATCCAAGCAAGACTAAAAGACTTCACGGATCTTTGTGTATTTCATAGCATGTACTATTACATTTGTCCTATGATTGCGGATTTTGGTAGCGATGAATCAGCTGAAAGAAGCAAGATGGCATATTATCAACTCAAGTATGATGAAATGTTCAACGAGCTTATCAAAGCTGGGGATTGGTACAACTTCAACAATGATGCCGCAGGTATCAGCAGTGAAGAAAAGCAACCTGGATTCGTTAATCTGAGGAGATATAGATAATGAGAGACACACTCTTAACATTTCTTACAACGGCAATTACTGGTACTGATTTTTCAGTTACACAGGAATTGCCATACAACGGAGACGGTGCACCACTGTTTCTCAAGAACTTGAAGAAAGTGTATGTTGATCAAGATCAAACCTCACAAGACCCTTTACTCGATGTACTAGACGCTAGCGGTCAAGTGGTAGCAGAAACTGTTACCAATACTGTTACTGTCGTTGTAGATGCAAAAGTACTACCATCGGGATATGCAACCTTGGTAGATCAAATAAGAAGTGCTAGGCTCGACCCTGCCATCACAGGCTTTAATCAAAAGTCAACTGATGTCACAACCGAGTACAGTGCCGATCATTTGGTTACTGAGTTTGTATTCAATTTTACTAAACTAATAGTAAACAACTAGTCAAAAATAAGGAAACAAAAAATGGCTTATATCTATCCAGCACCAGGTGTTACCGGTTCAGAGGTTACTTTGACACTGACTGACACTGCGGCTTCAGGAGCTTTAACAGGATCACTTGTATTGGCAGCACTACAAGATGTGACAGTTAACAATGCTAACGATGTGTTCACCTGGACACAATTGGACGAAACAGCGAAACTACAGGTTGCTACAACATCAACAAACAGTTTGGCAATGAATATCGTGCTTAACCAGACAACATTCTTTGGAGATCCAACAGTTTCTCCGAATGTTACAATGGCTGACGCAGGAATCATTGGATTGTCAACTGACAAAATATTGATTGATTTTGATCTGTTCCTTGGTAAAACAAGTGACGGAGCGGCAGGAAGAACAATGAGTGGCAAAGGCTACATCACTGGTCTTGCACCAACAGTATCAGCTGACGCACCAGTTTGGGTATCACCAATCACTATCACAGTGGATGGCGAATACACAATAACATAATCAAAGGAATAGGGCACTGGCAACAGTGCCCTAATCACCAAATGGACTTGATAGATAAAACCAAAGAAGAAGATTTGCTCACAACTATGATCAAGGAGGCTGCCAAAGCCAAGAATGAGATAGCATGTGCAAATAGAGATGTAGAGAAAGCCCAAAACAGATTGGGTTTTGTACTATTGTTGCTTAACAGATTAATGGAGAGAAAACATGCAACTGAAAGACCTAGCCAAAGAACCCCAACTAATTAAAATCAGCCTAGACGACGAAGACACTGTAAAAGAATATGGTGAACCTGTTGAATTCTACACCTGGGATAGACAACCTATGAGTGTGTATCTTAAAATGGCACAGATTGATGCAAACAACACTGCTGAAATTTTTGACACCATCAAAAATCTAATCCTTGATGAGGATGGTAACAGTGTATTGGAAGACAACACAGGCTTGCCAGCACAGGTTATGATCAAGGTATTGAACACCGTGGTTGAAACACTGGGAAAGTAACTGGCAGAGAGTTAGATCCTGACAGTCCCGACCTCATGCGATGTCTTATACTTGATGGCATAGGACAACGCTACGGCTGTCTGCCGAGCACTGTATTGGGTGAATCAGATACCTTGGATCTCTTGGTACTGGATGTAGCACGATCATGGGAAAACTATCAACAAAATAAACACAAAGCACAAGCTGAAGGTAAACCAATGGAACACCAAATTCCAGTAAATACACTTGAAGAGATGATGCAGAGGGTTCAAGATCGATGACAGTTCGGAAGACCAAAGATACAATGACACCTAGTCTTGAAAGACTGAATCGACAGATTCCTAAGATTGTGGATGAGGCGTACAAATATTTTGTAAAGATAACACCACGACGCAGTGGCAATGCCCGCAGACGAACACTTAAGAAGCGTAACCAAATACAGTTGCGATATCCTTATGCAAAAAGATTGGACACAGGTTGGAGTAAACAGGCTCCAGACGGAATGAGTGATCCAACACTTGACTATCTCAAAAGACATAAAAAAAGATTGTTGAGGAAATAGCATGGCTGATCTAAATTACACTGTTGGCGTGAACACAACCAGAGCACAACAGAGTCTAAAGAAATTACAAGCAAACACAAAGAGTCTAGGCGATAGTCTAAACGGCTTACAAACCATTATTGGTTCAATAGCAATTGGTGCACTGGTAAGGAATGTACTGCTTGGTGCTGATGCTATGGTTAACATGAGCCGAGCTACGGATATATCAGTAGCGGCAATCACTGCATTCTCACAGGCAATGCAAGTCACAGGTGGTACTGCTGACAGAGCAAGAGATGCTATCTCGGATCTCACAAAGAACCTAGGTGAAGCCGCAAGAGGCTCAGCAGAACTACAAGAGAGCTTTAGACAAGCTGGTGTGAGTCTTGAAGATCTAAGAACACTGTCAACAGAAGAAGTATTCAGAGCAGTACTTGAAGGTTTAACCAAGATACCTGATGCGGCCACCAGATCAAGTGTGGCAATGAAGATACTTGGTGAATCAGTCAAAGGTGTTGATCTAAAAACTCTGAACGAACAATTTGGAATCACAGAATCAGAAGTTGGTCCATATGCTGACTCAATAAAGGCTGCCGCTGAAGCAAATACCGCATTGGCTAAAAACATTGCAAACTTTCAATTGGCACTTACCTCAGTACTAGAACCATTAAACAAGATAGCCGCAAACATCAACATCACTGTTGAAGGATTCAAAACCTTAATCAAAGTCACTGCCGCAGTGATCGGTAGTTTACTACTATTCAAGAAAGTTATTCCTGCCGTAACAGCACTAACAACTGCATTCTACGGACTGGCTACTGGTACCAAGACTGGTATATTAGGCCTCAGTCTAATGCAAAAGAATCTCAAGATGACTGCTGGTCACCTTGGTAGAGTTATTACCAATACAGGAAAAGCTGGTTCAAGAATGGTCAGCTTTGGTTTGGCAGTTAGCCAATCGTTGAAATTCCTAGCAAGGTTTGCTGGTGTTGCTGGCATAATCTATGCAGTCACCACCAGTGTCAATGAATTGGTAAAAGCATTCACAGACATTGATGTACTTAAAAATATTGGTGACGCAATTGGAAAAGGATTTGATTTTGTTAAAGAAAAACTGGGCTTTGCCAAAGAAGAAGTCAAACAAGTAACAGACGAAGTCAAGAAGACTGGTGAAGCTACTCGTGAGGCTGTTCAAGAAACAGAAAAGCAAAAAAACGAATTTAGAAAAGTCAGAGATGCAGCCATAGAGTTGTTAAAAGCAACAAACTCAATGGTTGAGGGCTACAAAAAGCAAAACGAAGAAATCATAACCAGTCTCAAACTTGAAAGAGACAGGATTGGACTTGGTTCAGAACAGATCAAACATCTAGACACTGTTAGCCGTTTCCAAAAACAACATGCTGACCAAATAGATGCACTGAAACTCAAAGCCAAAGAACAGAATTTAGAAAATGAGGCTGGTAAGAAGAACTATGAAGAGATTCAAAAGCAGATTGCCTTACTCACAGAAAGTTATCAAAATCAACTTCCTGAAGTAAAGAAAATAAGTGCTGAGATTCGTGACAAGACACTGGCATTAGAAGCAGCCGCAGAAGCAAGTAGAAAAGTAGAAGAAGCACAAAAAGCAATTGCGGCCGCAGTTGAAAGAGCCAATGAGAGTGCCAAAGACTTCTCTCAGAAGATGTCTGACGCAACCAGAGATGCACAAAACGAACTCAAGATGCTTAACATGGGCGAGCTTGAGAAGTCAATCTTCAAAATCAAAACAGGCATCTCACAGGATGTTACCAATGAAGTTAGAAGACTACAAGAAGTAATTGCCAAAACTGGAGACCCAGATGGCAAGATAGCCGCTTCAATTGAAAACATAAAACAAGCAGGTCGTGAAGCAATAAATGCACAAGCACAACTGGCTTCACAGAGCTATGAATATCAAAGATCATGGAGTCATGGTTGGAGCAAGGCATTTAGAGAATACAAAGATGATGCAACCAATGCTTCAAAACAAGCAGAGAGGGTATTCAGCAAAGCAACCAAAGGCATGGAAGACTCAATTGTGGGCTTTGCCAAAACAGGTAAGTTTGAATGGAAAGGCTTTGTTAGTTCAATACTAGAAGAACTATTAAGAGCACAAGTTCAACAACTTATAGCACAGATCTTCGGAGCCGCATCACCAGCCAGTTTGTTTGGTGGTACAGGTTCAAGTTCAGGTGGAGGATCAGGCGGAGGTGGCTTAGGATCAATCGTAAGTGGCATTGGCAACATGTTTGGCGGATCAAGTTCGCCCAAGAGCAGTGGTTCAAGTTCAAGTGGACTAGGATCAATTGTTAGTTCAATTGGCAATTTGTTTGGAGGCAATTCAAGCTCAAGCAGTAGCGGTGGAGGCTTCTTAGATTCAATTGGCAGTGGTATATCAAGTGCAGTAAGTGGAGTAGGCAAGTTCTTCTCCGGCTTCTTTGCAAATGGCGGAATGATTCCTGCAGGTGGTTTTGGTATTGTTGGAGAGCGAGGTCCAGAAATGGTAAGTGGTCCAGCAATGGTAACACCAATGGGCGGATCACAAACAATCAATTACAATATCAATGCAGTTGATGCTCAGAGCTTTGCCGCATTGGTAGCTAGAGATCCAGGATTGATATACGCAGTTACAGAACAGGGCCGTCGTAGTATGGCAACAAGGAGATAGGCGGATGAGCTTTCAATGGATATTTGATAACGCACAATCAATCAGTATAAATCAAAGAGGTGTGACAGCAAGTACCACATCAAGAGATGGTACAGTGCGAGCAACTTCAAGAGGTGGACAAGTTTGGCGCTTTGAAGTTACACCACCTAATGGTCCCAAATGGAGCGAATACAAAGGCTTAATTGCCACTGCAGAAGCATTAGGCAAATACACAACTGCAAACATTCAATTCAATGCCGCAGGTTATGTGAATTACCTAATGACATATCAAGGCAATGCCGCAGATAAAACTGCTATCACTGCCAGTTGGACCACAGGCAATACTATTACATTAACAGGTGGACAAGCCACTTCAGGTTACAATTTCAAAGCTGGTGATGTAATACAGTTGGGTGCAACAGGTAAATGTTACACAGTGAGTGCTGATGTGGTTTACACCAACAACACTGTGACACTCAGTCGTCCAATATTGGATGCCGCAGGTA